TCTACGAAGGAAAATATCAACAAGCTCTACAAGGATTTACAGTAGAACAAATGGGAAGAAGAAGACGAGATGAATATCAAAGTGATCACCGCGTCTTCCTAAAACACAATAAGGAGATAAAAAACTATGGCTATAACACAAGCGATTGCAAATTCGTTTAAAAAAGAGCTGTTAGAGGGTCAACACGAGTTTCAGTTTGGAGGAGATAAATTTAAATTAGCTCTTTATTCTTCTTCTGCTACTTTAAACTCAGCAACAACTTCATACACAACTACACAAGAAGTTGGTGATTCCGGACAGTACGCTGCAGGAGGAGGTGCTTTAGTACAACCTAATCCAAGCACGTCAGTTGCATCAGGTGTTGCGATTGTAGATTTTAATGATTTATCATTTACAGGTGCAACAATTACTGCGAGAGGAGCTTTAATTTATAATACTTCAGCTTCTAACAAAGCAGTTGCAGTTTTAGATTTTACAACGGATAAAGTTAGTACAGCAGGAACTTTTACAATTGTATTTCCAGGTTTTACTACATCAGCAGCTATATTAAGAATCTCCGGTTAATAAGGAGGTCTAAGTGGCAGGTTGGAATGGTAATTATACTTGGGGTGCAGGTACCTGGGGTATAGGTCGAGTTGATGTTTCTGTAAATCTTACAGGACAACCTCTTGCGGCCAATCTTGACGATGTTACTGTAGATTTAAATACACCTGTTAATATTACAGGTGAACTTTTATCAGCGAATTTAAACAGTGTTACTATCAATGCAAATGCAAACGTTGATGTAACAGGTGAATCTTTAACAGCTAATCTCGATGACGTTGCTATTAATGCAGGTGCAAACGTATTTGTAACCGGTCAAGATTTAAATGTTCAAGAAAATGATGTTGAAATACAAATTACAAGTGATGTATTTGTAACAGGAGAACAACTTACAGCTAATTTAAATAGTATTACTGTAGATTTAAATACTCCTGTAGATGTTACAGGTGAAGAGCTTACATCTGATTTAAGTAGTGTTACTGTAGATTTAAATACTCCTGTAAATGTTACAGGTGAACAACTTACAGCTAATTTAAATAATATTGAAATTAATGCAGATGCTAATGTAAATGTAACCGGTCAAGCTCTTGCAATGCAAGAAGATGATGTCACCGTTACTGCAGGAGCAAATGTGTTTGTAACAGGTCAAGCTCTTACAGCAAACTTAAATAATGTAACTTTAACAGGAGATGCAAATGTTACTTTAACAGGGGTTAATTTAACTGTAGAAGAAGGTGTTTTAAGCGCTTTAGTTTGGGCTAATGTAGATACCGGGATATCACCTATTGATCCTCCTGGATGGCAACCAGTAGCTGCTTGACAAAAATGAATAATTTTAATAAATTAAACTAATAAGAGGAATATAAACATATGCCAAATACAACATCTGCAAATTTAAAATTAACGGTACAAGCTACTGGTGAAAACTCAGGAACTTGGGGACAAATTACAAATACAAATTTAGTTATTTTAGAACAAGCTATCTCTGGATATGATACAGTTGCTTTAAATGCAACAACAGGTGCAACTTTAACTTTTACAAATGGAGCTGTATCTAATGGTAAAAATCAAATTTTAAAATTAACTGGAACTATTACTGGAAATGTTGATGTGATTATTCCAGATTCAATTGAGAAAACTTATATTATTGAAAACGGAACCTCAGGTGCTCATACGGTAACCGTTAAAACAACTTCTGGATCAGGAGTGACTTGGAGTGCAACAGATAAAGGTAAAAAATTAATTTACTCAGATGGAACAGATGTTTTAGAGGGAATTAGTTCGACAGGTGCTTTAGAAGTTTCAGGAAATTTAAATGTTGATGGTGGTACAATTAAACTAGATGGTAATTATCCTGTAGGAACAGATAACGTAGCTCTAGGAAATGGTGCTTTAGATGATGGTTCATTAACTGGTGGCAATAATACAGCAATTGGAGACGATGCTTTAACTGCTAATACATCAGGTGGTGATAACACAGCCGCTGGAAAAAGTGCCTTAGCAGCTAATACGACAGGTGGTTCTAACACAGCATTTGGCTTTAATTCTTTAGCAGCTAATACAACAGGTGTTTCAAATACTGCTGTGGGTAAAGATGCAATGGATAGTAATACTACAGGTGGATACAATGTAGCTGTAGGACTAGATGCATTACAAGCGAGTACCTCAGCTACAAACAATACTGCACTAGGTCAAGCAGCTTTAAATCTTTATACGGGAACAGGTGGAGAAAATACTGCTGTTGGTGCAGGTGCAGGCGCAAGTATTACAACAGGTTCTAAAAATACTATAATTGGTAATAATAACGGTAACGAAGGAAATTTAAGTATAACAACTGCAGATAACAATGTTGTTCTATCTGATGGAGATGCAAATGTAAGAATTCACCATGATGGAACAAATTTATTTTTTGATACAGGACAATATAGTTATTTAGGCACTAGTAATGTAAGTACTCCTGCTTTCGGATATGCAATGAGTACAGGAGCGCTTCAATCTGGAGGCACTGCAATTGATGTTTTAAATATACAATTAGGATATACTGTTATTACAGGACAAAATGATAGCACATATAGAACTGTTATTGATTTTGATAATAGTGATAGATCAGTTTTTGCATGGGGAAGAATTGGAGGTTCTGACCAACCTGTTACATCTTTTGTATTCATCGCTGGTAGAAGATATGGTTTTACCTTAATTCAAGGAAGTGCTAGTTATATACAATATACAAGTAATGAATTACAATTTAAATCTCCATATGGTTTATCTTATGGTAGAGTATTTGAAATTCACACTTGGAGATTTGCATAATGAAAATAACCATTAAAGATTTGATAAGAGATGACAATGGAGTTGTAAAATTTATTGTGTTTATAGCATCTGTAGAAAAAGATGTTCTTGATGATAATGGTAATCCAGTTTTAGATCAAGAAGGTAATCCTGTTAAAAAAATAATAAAACAGGGTACAAAATTAGCTTTAAGACATAAAGATCCTTCAGACCCAACTTTTATTTCTTATGAGAATATAACAAAAGAAAAAGCATTAGAATTTGTAGATTACGCTTTAGGTGAATATAAAGGTGAAATAGAAAAAAAATTAACAGAACAACTAAATAATGTGTATAATAATCAAGCAGAACCAGTCAGAATATCTGGTGTTCCTTGGTAAAGGTTGACAATATAATTAAATATTGATACTTAAAATAGGTTATGAAAGCTATACTACTAGATAATGTTTTATCAGAGCATGAATTATATTTTATGTATGATCAATTAATTAATATCCCTAATTGGTCTGTAGGAGCAAAGTCAACTGATAATTATAAAGAAAAATTTTTAACTGCTCCCATGTTAGCTGTAAAAGAAAGTAAAAAGGAACCTGTAAATTTAGCCCTTGCAGTATATGGTCAATCTTTAGTTTATAGAATTGGAGATATTTTACAAAAAAAGAAAATAGGTATTCCTTTAATATTGGATAGAATGTGGTTTAATATCACTTATAGTGGAGAAAGAAGTCAACATTGGCTACATAGAGATGATGATGAATTACACGCAGTATCTATACTTTTATTTTTAACACCAGTTTGGCAACCAGAATGGAGAGGTTCTTTTTATGCTGATGGTGAAGAATTTAAATTTAAACCTGGAAGTGCAGTTATTTTTAATTCAAATACTTGGCACACAGGAGAAGCACCAGATGCGGCCGCTCATTTTTGGCAAAGACTAACTTGTAATATAGTAGTAAAATAAATATTTAAATGGATTTAGTTCATAAAATAGAAGATAAGTTTTTTTGGATTCATAATTTTTTGCCTTTAGATGTATATACTGAAATACATAATAAAATTTTTAAAAGCCACAGAATGATTAAAGAGCAGGTAAAAAAAGATTGGCAAAAAGGTTTAGTAGAAAATTTAAATTCTCCAAAAAGATTTAAAATTCATGATAAGTTTAACGAAACATATGTTAAATTATTAAGAGAGCAATCTTTTGTTAATCTAACACAAAATAAATTTTATTTTAGTTTACATAAATTAGAAAATGGTTCTGGTATAAACTGGCATAATGATGGTAGTTATAAATATGCTGCTACTTTTTATGTGAATAAAAGATGGAATACTCATTGGGGAGGGGAATTTATGTTTACTGTTCAAGATGAAATGGGAAATGTAAAACAATGTTCTTTTGTACCTATTGTAGGAAATACCTTAATAATAACAAAAACTCCCATTTTTCACAAAGTTAATACAGTATTAAGCCCTGTCATTCCTAGATTTAGTATACAGTGTTTTATAGAGTAAAATTTACTAATTGAATATTCACAAAGCCTTATATTTGTGGTAGAGTAAATAGGAAGGTTATATCTTTAAATTTTCTTAAAAATAAAATAGACTGTGTAAATGCTACAAAAACTAAATTTTAAACCGGGCTTTAATAAACAAGTCACAGAATCGGGCGGCGAGTATCAATGGATTGACGGTGACTTTGTTAGATTCAGATACGGTTTCCCTGAAAAAATAGGGGGTTGGCAGCAATTTCCTATTAGTTCAACTTTACCGGGAGCAGCGAGAGCTCAACATTCTTTTTCTAGTCTTGCTGGTGAAAAATATATAGCACTTGGAACTTCTCAAGGTTTATTTTTATACTATGCAGATACGGGAGCTTTCTTTGATATCTCTCCATTAGAAGTAGCTATTACAGGAGCTGATTTTGATGCAACAACAGGTTCTGCAACAGTTACTGTTAACAAAACTTCTCATGGTTTATCAGAAGGGAGATATGTTACATTTGATTCTGTAACCGTTCCCACAGGGTCGGGTTATGCAACAACTGATTTTGAAGACAATACTTTTGAAATAAGAAACGTTACTAATAATGCTTTTGACATTATTATGCCATCTACTTCAGCGTCTACAACTTCAGGAACAGGCTCGGCAGAAATACTTCCTTATGTAGTCGTAGGTCCAACTTTTCAAACTTTCGGTTTTGGCTGGGGTACAGATACATGGAGTTCAAGCACGTGGGGTACTGCAAGTGCAACTAGTAACGTGATTTTAGATCCTGGCCAATGGTCTCTTGATAATTTTGGTCAAATATTAATTGCAACCATTAATAATGGCAGAACCTTTACTTGGGATGCCGGAGCTTCAGGTGCAAGAGGTATTCGAGCAACCGTAATGTCTGGTGCACCAACTGCAACAAGACTTACACAAGTCTCAGACCGAGACCGACATGTATTTCATTTCGGAACAGAAACAACTATTGGAGATGCCACAACACAAGATCCATTATTTATAAGATTTTCTAATCAAGAAGATTTTAATACCTATACTCCAACAGCGACTAACACTGCAGGAACATTTAGACTAGATAAAGGTAATGAAATTATGGGAGCAGTTTCAGCTAAAGATTATACTTTAGTTTTAACAGATACATCGGCTTATGTTATTCAGTTTGTAGGTCCACCATTTACTTTCTCTGTAAGACAAGTGGGTACCAATTGCGGATTGATTGGTCAAAACGCTTTATCTTATTCAAACGGTGTTGTTTTTTGGATGTCTGGTGAAGGTGGATTTTTTATGTACGATGGTACAGTAAAAGCACTACCATGTTTAGTTGAAGACTTTGTATTTACAACTACAGGAAATAATTTAGGAATTAATTTACTTGCTAATCAAGTTATTTATGCAGAACATAATACTTTATATAATGAAGTAAATTGGTTTTATCCAAAGAACAATTCAACTCAAGTAGATCGATGTGTCACATATAATTATGCTGAAAATTGTTGGACAACTTCTTCTTTAAAAAGAACTACTTACAATGATCAAGGTTTACTTGATAAGCCTTATGCAACAGATTACAATAGTACAGAATTACCTGTTTTTCCTATTCAAGGAATTACGAATAAATATGGTGCCTCTACTTTTTACAAACATGAAACCGGAACCGATCAAATCAATAGTAGTGGTACTACATCAATTAATGCTTATATTCAATCTGGAGATTTTGACATAGTTAATTCTGGTAATATGGCAGATCTTAGAGGTGATGGAGAATTTATAATGTCAATGAAAAGATTTATTCCTGATTTTAAAGTACTCACAGGTAATTCAAAAGTAACTTTATTATTAAATAATTATCCAAGTAATACAGCAGCAAGCTCCCCTCTTGGACCTTTTACAATTACCAGTTCTACTGATAAAATAGATACACGTGCAAGAGGAAGACTTCTTTCAATTAAGATTGAAAATGATGCCATAGGTGAAACTTGGCGCTACGGTACATTAAGAGTAGATATAAAACCAGATGGAAGAAGATAATGGCTAAAATAAGTTCACAGATACCAGAACCTAAAGAAAAATATGATGTAGAGAATCAAAGACAAATTTTACAATCTTTATCTACTATTAAAAATGAACTTAATTTTTCTTTTCAAGAAGAGCTTAAACAAGAATTACAAAGATTTAATTGGTTTAATATGAGGTTTAACTAATGTCTTGTAATAATGTCAACGTAGAACCTACAGTGATTGGTGGTGGAGATGGATCCACAGCTTATGATGCTTTTGGAAGATTAAGAGTATCTAATCCATTAACGATATTTGATTCAGCAAATGTTATGTCAAAGAATAATCTCTTTGATGAAGCATTGACAGGATCTGGAACTGTTTCTTATACAGCAAATAAATCTACGGTTAATTTAAAT